CATATTCTCTGATGATACATTTGGAAACTTAGTTCCAAAGATAGCTTGACCCGGCGCACCACCTTGCCTACGGAATACCTTGCCCGGATATAGTGACAAGTCTTGGCCCGGCACTAGATTAGTTTCATCTAGTTCCATAATCAAGTTACCCGATAGGACAGCGTTATCGACAGCCATACGCATAAACCCATTCATAAGAGTTTGTGTGTCATCCATGTTCTCTGCAATGCCCACCCCAAAGAAGGAGTAAGGATTCAGTTCGTATGGCGCAGCATGATAAGGAATCTTGCTAGGCTTGAATGGGTTAAGAACCATACGAATAAGTTTACCATTACATACCCACACGTTTGCTTGTAGTTCATCAAAGTCTTTTAACTCATCTGGAATAGTAATGTCTTGGTCTTCAAGCATGTCTACATCAACCATACCCCAATACTCAAGAACTTCAAATCGTTCAATAGATGTTTCAGGTGCATAGTCAGATAGGTCATCTTCCCAGTACTTCTTTGTGTAGTTCTCGCCAATAGCAATAACTTCATCAATCACTTGACCACGGAAATATGGACGCTTCTTGAGACTACGTAGTTGTGAACGTGACATCTTATGTCGTTCAATTACGTATTGCGCTTCATCCATGTTATTCGCATCAGGGTCAGGATAAAAGTTCCAAACAGATACATGCTGTACTTGCGGAACTGTTTTAAACATAGGGTCATAGTTACCTTCATCATCCCAATTAGGATACTCTTTGTCTGTAGCAAACGGACCTTTCATTACACCTGTACCAAACAGTGCCATCTCAAATGCAGAGTTACGCATATGTTTACCCGCACCAGACTCTTCTAGTTGGTCGTGTATTTTCTTCTGCATCTTCTTAGCAGCAATCATAGCAGGGCTAAATGTAATTGCTGTAGGTGTTTTGCCCGGACCTTCTTTTAGTTTGTCAGACACAGGTTCTAGTTTGTTCTGTACTACGCCCAGCTTCTCTTGCAGTGACTGTGCAGTAGCACCCGGCTCCAAATCGTTGCCATCACCTGCAAAACCATATGGGCTAGTAGATAATGCAGTGTCACCACGTAGTTGCTCTGGTTCTTGTGGGTCAAAGTTTACATCTTCTACTACACCTTCTGGTAATTCAGTAGGGTCTACAGATAAAGGGAAACGCTGATTAGCAAACAAGACATCTACAATCTGTCCGTAAGCTGCCAGCGTCTTTGTCTTAGTTACTTTAATAAATACGCGAGACTTCTCTGCTTCAGTAAACTGTACATCAGGCCCATATAGACCACGGTAGTTACGATAAGCACGTAGCCAACGGTCTTCGTCTTGTTCACGATAGTCTTCAGAACGCTGGTATCTTTCGTTAATAAATGGAATAATAGATGCTACATCTGCATCAAACACTACAGAGTCATCTGTGTCTTCTAATGCGATTGCATCGTCTTCAATCATAATTTCATCTTCAGCCATAGTTTTTTCCTTAATAACCAAACGTACTGTCTGCTACACGCATACCAGTGCTAGGTCTTCCCATAGGGTCGTAATCAAATATACTAAATCTTGGTCTGGACATTATACCATATCTAAGGGCATCATACAAATGGTCTTCACTGTGCGTATCAATGTCTTCCGGATTTTTCTTATCAAGGGGGATGGACGGTAACTGTGATACGACATTTGTGCAGCTATTAAAGAATACAAGTCTAGGCTCCTCTGTAAATTCATCTACCTGCAAACGCCTGTGTATTTCGTTCTTACCTGCTACACGGCTACCACGGCTTCTATCTGATGGCCTCCAACGACATCCTCTACTAATCATTGTCTCTGCAAGGCTAGGACCAGTATCGCCACGTTTATGCCACAGAGAAGAATCAAGCACACCATACTTAATAGTACCATCGCCAGACTCTACATCCAGTATCATATCTGCCAAGTCTGCGGCAAGGACTTTAGAAACGTAGAGTTCTCTATATACCACAAGCTGTTCGTTAGGTGCAACAGCAAACCAAACAACACCAGACTTACTACCATAACCATAGTCACAAGCCCTAAACTTAACCCAGTTGTTAGGAATATCGAAAGGCTCAATAACATGAATATTGCGGTCAAACTCAGTAAATGCCGCACCTTCTTTAATATCCCAGTCGCCTTCAAGGAGTTGTCTCCTTTGCTGCTCTGGCATGGAGAGTAGCATGGCTTCGTAGTCACCCGACTCTGCCAAATAAGGATTGTCAGATAATCTTGCTGGGATAAATCGCCGTTTAAATAGTGACCTTCCAGCTTTTTCATGTCCTGCTGGGTATCGCAGAACTTCTCCTGTATCTGTATCTGTTGCATCGAATGCTCTATTGTAAGGTGCAGGGTCGATGAATGTCTTCTTAACCCAATGATGTCCCCGACCACCGGGGTTAGTTGTTGCTCTCATGTAGATAGGCAAGTCAGGTGCAGTGGACCTTAAACGAGACCGCATGTAATTCCAAGCGTATGGTGTGGACCACTGTGTTAACTCGTCAAACCCTATCCAGCTAAACGCTAGACCCTGATAACGCAATACATCGTCATCTCTATCAAGATACGACATCCACAATCTTGCGCCAGATGGTGCAGTCCACTGCATCTTTCTCTCTGACCACTTAATACCGGGCCAGATTTTTGGGTACAACTCCTGCGACTTAAATACAAGTTCTCTTAGTTCTTCTGTTGTATGTCGCAGTAGCAATCCACTAAATGCAGGATGCCCCATGTAGCGTAGTGGGTCAGCTAACATGGCATAAGACTTGCCACCACCAGCACTACCACCATAAAGTACTTCTCGTTCTGCTGCAGCTAGAAAATCTGTCTGTGGACCCTTATTAGGTTTGAATAACACATTGGCTGTCTCTTCAATAGCCTGTGTTTCATATTCAATAGGCAGTATCTCAACTGTTGGCTTTGGAGCCTGTTCTTTCTTCTTGGAGACTTTTCGCTTTGGCGATTGCCGTTTCCGCATATTCTGCCCACTTGAGGAGGCTTTTAGCTTGGTTCTTACGTCTTCGTTCATTCTGTAACCGTTTCCTTAATCCCACATGCGAGATATATCTGCCAGTATTAGTACTCAACCAGTTCGCTACTTCACGATAACTGTATTGATTTACGTGGCTACGTGCTTTCTCTAATAGGTCTAACTCTGTTGGTATAGGGTCAAGAATGTCAGGGTCTTCATCGTTTTGTTTATAACCGAAAGGTACAGTCCTTGCAATGCGCGGTATCTGTATCCATTCGTTTTCTTCTTTAATATCGGTTGGCTGTGGTAGCTTCCACTTACCTATGCTACGTGTCATTTGTTTTTGCGGTTGTCCATTGTTTTAAGAACCATGCCACCTTTACGGTAATCTTGTGGTCCTGTGCGAGACTTTACCATACCGCCTTTATTAAAATCATCACCAAATACATGAAGCAAATCCTCAGATTCAATATACAATTTCATATATTCTTTAGCACCCGGACCTGATGCTATATCTCTAATGTATTCAGCAGAATCATTTGCTTTACCACTTTTAATAATTTTACTTGCCATTTGTCCGGCACTCATACCTTTATACATATCAGCCATTAGTCATCATCCTCTACAGTTGCTTTAGGTGGCATAAGCATTACACCGCCCGATGCTTCTACTTGCATCTTCTCAGTTTTTACTAGACCAGTACGGTCAAGCAGTTCTTTGGCTGCTGCCATCTTGTCACGAATACCTAGTTCAGTTGGGTCATACAATGCATGTGTCATAGCTATCGCAGCCTTCGGTGCATTACGTGCCATGTACATTTGAGTTGCCTCAAGTATTTCTTCTTTAAGACCTTTAACAATTTCTGCAGTACTAGAAGTGTCAGCATATCCCGCCAGTTTCTTTGCTTGCACCATATCACCACCTGCTTCTTCAAACAGGACGTTGAGTAGTGCTTGTTGCTTATCAGTTAATTGTCTAGCCATTAAAACTCACCATTGTGCATTGCGTTTGCTAATTTTGTACTTCTTGATTTTACCTGATTTGCCCACCTGCTGTCAAGCATTTCTTTTGCTGCATTGGCATAATCTTCATTATGAATAGCATTCCACATCTTTTTAAACTTACATAGACGTGGCACACCCATATTAAATGCCATATCCATAAGTACAAGTTGACGTACATTGTCTAGCTTGTCTACGCAAGGGTGCGCACGTACAAGTTCTTCTTCGACAATCTGCACGTCATTCTGTGCTAGATACATAGCATCTGCTTCTGTGATACCTTC